TATTTAATGGGTAAGTCGCAGGAGAAGGAGTCAACTGGGGTACGAAAAACTCTATTTCGTATTCTACATAGATCTTACCGATATTGGGAGTCGTCGTAACATTATCAGTGGCAACAAAGAATGTACCACAGTCAAATGTCTTAATGTCTCCCGCTACGGCACAGGTTCTAACGAACTTGCGCGGCCCTAAGGCATGTAGCATACTCGGTTCGCATCGAAATGTAATCGATTCCCAGCACGCCGCTGTTGTCGCACCAGGGTGATCCATAAACTGGGTCTCCGTGGTGGGTGGCAAATCGGAAGCGTCGTAATCCGTCATCAAGATGATGGCCCCAGCTTGAGAAGTGGGACAGAACGGAATGTAGACGAATCTGAGCGTCTTGAACCTATACTGTTCATAATTAGCAGCAATAGTAGACAACCAGGGAAAGGTTGTTGAATTACCAGGCTGTAGAACATACGAGTTCGAGATCGCAAAGGTAGTGTTGGAAGAAACCGCCGAGTTTATGAGTTCTCGGTGGCGGACACAGAAACCTCCTCCTTTTGAAGAAGAGGTAGCAGGGCCTGAACTTCGGGTGACAATACCACGAGCCACAGGGGCAGAAGTAACTGCACCATCAGCTTTCGATAAAGACGCCTTCGCGCCGAGGAGCGACGGACCTGATGCTTTAGCAACTTTAACAGCCTTCCTTGCCAAAGCAGCACTCCCAGATAACAAAGCAGCATTAACAGCTTGTTTTGAGACTTGGGGTAAACTGCGAGACATAGCAGGCTGACGAAGTATAGCCAAGGCCAAATCCGTCGCGGAATTTCTAGCTCTACGTGTGAGCATTGGATAATGGGGTTTATGGTGATATGTATGGGATCCTACCTTCACCAAGGTACGACTATACATCTAACTAAATTAACACATTCCCGTGTAGTCTGTCGGCATTTATGCCCGAAGGCAGTTTAGCACGGAATTATTGAGTTCCTAATCAAAGAACACCGTTTTGGGAATTTAATAGCTAGACCCCATGGTCAGGCTGCCCTGACCGAGCAGGCAGTTTTCTGTCATGCCCAGGACTTAGGGGCCCTACGAGCGCTTGAAAGCAACTTGTAGAGCCTGATGCTCAAGGATCTCCTTATCACTCAAACTCTGACTCAAAGGTCCGGGGTTCTCTTGATAGCGTTTAAAAGCGCGTAGAACACTCCGAGATGGAAGACGATATCCAACGTTATCCACCCTCAGGCGGGGAGCCTGGAAAGGACCTAAGAAAATCAAAGTTGATTCAACTTCCCTTATATAACCCTCGGGGAGAGGGCCAGGAGGAAAAAGCTCATAACTCCGGATACCGGAATGACGATGTACCCCGGTCGAAAGAAGATCCGACGACTCCGCCTGGAAGGCGAAGAGGAACTTCTTTGGATAACGACCGGAGGACATCTCGTCTCGGATAGAGTTGAGAAAGAACCTCCCAAAGCGACGTTGAAAAGGGGTAAACCGAATATTCGGAAAAACCTCTGAGAAGATAGGGAAACCTAACCCTCCAAGTATACGGGGAAGAAAGAGATTATACCGACCATTGTCGGTCATCTTCTTAATCTGATACAGGTTATGGTGTAAAAACCTGTTATGTGCACGGATCTTATCCTCTGCATCCCCTATCACAATCCTATACATCTCCTCAAGGGAGAGTTCACGGGTCCAATCTTGGACCTTCCCCTTAGATTGTGCGTAGAGAAGACCTGTATTAAAATACGGGACTTCACGTATACTATAATTCATCTGTATGTCTAGATTATTTGGGCCGACACGAAAAGATTTACATTCGTAAAGGACCGAATTCAGGGTCACTAGAGAGGGATGGCAGTAATTCTTCCCGAGAGAAAGGGAGAAGCCTGCCTTCCCAATCCAGCGTAGCCAGATGGCGTAGTGCGTCTCATTGGAACGAAACGCTATGTCATCGCCATTGATCTTAACTGGCAAACGTTCGACCGGAATGGTTGTGCCCAAATATTCTTCCAAGGAAAGCCAATAGGCAACTAAGTTAATCAAGCATAAGAAAGGGAAAGAGATGGGGGAACCCATCAACTGACCTGTCTTCTGTAGAAACTTAATGGAGCCCAAGGCAACCAAACGTTTAGAGGGGTCTATTAAAGTTGCCCCTATATCAAGAAACGTTGGATACTTCTCAGAGAGCTTCTCTCTTATAGACCGTAACTCGGTCTCTGTACACTTCGTCGAAGAAATCCCAATCTCACGTAGAAAGGGTCGACAAGGATAAGAGAGGATATGTTCAGAGAGGACTTTCCTCATGATATACAGATATTGTAACACCTTATGGTAACCGGGAGAAAAGCACGTCCTACTGCGTACAAGACCAATGTACACATCAAGGGCTAATAACGTCACTTCTATAGAGATTCCGTCTGTAGCAGCCGAAAAATCCCCAGAGACAAAAAAGTCATTGGGGACTAAAGGAACCGTATCAGACCAAAAGAACCTCTCATTAAGGAAGTGTTGTAATTTACTCTCGGTAACCAAAATGGAGTAGATATGAGAAGAGTTTATAGATTCATGAGTTAACTCGAAGCAGGGGTATTTCTGTAAGGATTTCCAAAGAGCCTGTTGAAAAGGCTTGGCGAGATAGTAGATCTCGCCTTCTCCTGCAGTAATCACCCGAACCTTAAGGAACTCACGAACCGCTACAACATTACAGCGAATAAAGTCATCGAAAAGTTGATTATAAACCTGAGAGATCAGGTTCGACTTGAAGTCATCAGGGACATAACGACCACGAATGGTCGCAATCCCGTTATCTGACTCAGCCATCAACAAAATGTCGTTGAAATAACGCTGTTTCTGCAGCCAAAGACGATACTCGCGGGCATGAATTGGTACCCCCACTAGAGGGCCATAGTCCTCGTGTATATAAAGGGTGTTAGGATTACTCTTCTCACCTTTAATACGCATGAGGGCCTCTTCTGCATCAGCATATTGGCCACCAAGACCTCGTGAGGTCTGATAGCTAGCTGACTTAGAAGGTTCATGAACGCGGATCATCTCCGGAATCGGTAGATTGAAGTTAGAACCACCCGCAAGTAGGCGGAACTTCGATTCCATCGACTCTAATATAATCTCTTCTACACCAGAAGAAGCTCTGGTAAGTGTCTTTTGATGTTTCAGATACGTCTGATCAACGTAACACTGAGGAACAACATCAGTACCTCTCTTAACACCTTGGAGGATAGAAAAGAACAAACCAGAGCACTTGCGATTTTTCGATTTATATCTTGACCTAAGGACCCGTTTCAACCTGGGTCCAAAGGGAAAGATATTATCCACGAAACCGGGGGGCTTCGATGGCAAAGGATTATCCATATACCTAGCCATGGGATAGACAGTAATATACTTAGCGAAGGCAACAAAAGAAGTTAGCTCCCACTTAGATGTATTATTGTAAAATTGAAAAATCTCTTCCGCTCGAAGTGTTACAATCTTCGGCAATCGATCTAATAGAACCTCAGTATAACTAAGGGTCAAAAAGAGAGATTGACGGGCGGAGGGTGCTCGCAAGACAATGATGGGAAGGTAAGACAGCTTCCCAAGATAAAACAACCCTGGCTCTAAGCCACGGCGGCGAT